AGCCGTTGCCGGTCGTGCGTTTGCCGGCGCGCGTGTAGCGCCAGCCGATCTGCCATTCGTACGGAAGTTTCAAGCGAATCCTTTCTGCTGGTTACGGCGGGGATGGCGGCCCGTGGCCGGAGCGCCGTCCGGCGGCGGCCGGCCGCCCGGGCACGGCCGAAAAAACGGTCGCCGGACGCAATCGGGCCGTCCGCCGGCCCGATCACGCGCGCAGTTTGCCATAAACCGGCGTGCTACACTTAACCCTTTGATTTTCGGGGAAAACCTTGTCCGACAAGGACTTACGGGGCGTTGTGGCTGGTGTTACATACACCGAGGGTGACACCATGACCAATCATTTGCTGCGACGGGGCTCTAGATACTATGTCCGCCGCAAAGTTCCCGCTGACCTCGTTGAACACCTCCAGCGCCGTGAGATAGTACGCGCCCTTGGCACGTCCGACCCGGCCGAGGCCCGGCGCATTGTCCGGGAGGCCAGCGTACAGATTGACCAGGAGTTTGACGCGGCTCGGTCGGCTCTACTTGGCACCCCGCCCCGAAAACCCACGTCCCACCCGCAGTACGTGACGATTACCCAGCAGCAAGCCGATGAGGCAGAACTCGCTATGTACGAGGCCGCCGACGAATTCGCTCAGCCGCTGGAGGCTCAGTACGAGGAGCACGACCGGCTGGTAGCCCGAGAGTCGCGCCGCCGGGAAATGCACGAGAGGCAGGTGGCCGCCTACACGGAGGCATTACGTCGTGTCGGTGCGGTTCCCGGGACACTCCCCGCGCTACCCCATACAGCCGCCCCGGCGACCGCATCCGGGACTTCTGCGTTGTCCCTGGCGGCCCTCGTTGAGCGATGGGCCAAAGAGCGCCAGCCCACGGGCGGGACCGTTGAGCAAATGAATCTCGTTGTAGGTCGGTTCTACGAGCACGTCGGGCGTATCCCTCTCCCGTCCGTCACACGTCAGCACGCCATCTCGTTCAAAGAGAAGCTGCTGGAATCCGGCCTCGCTACGTCAAGCGTCAATAGGTACGTAGGCCAGTTCTTTACGCTAATGAATTATGCGGCCGATAGCATGCTCATCCCGGCCCCCATCCCCCGAGTAACAGTCGTCGTAAAGCGTACCGACAAGTCCCGTGTCTCATTCAACGAGAGCGCCGTTAAGGCGATATTCTCCAGCCCGGTCTATACCGAGGGGGCGCGCCCCGTCCGGGGTGCGGGGGAGGCTGCGTACTGGGTCCCCTTGCTCGGCCTGTACACGGGCGCACGCATTGAGGAGCTTTGCCAGCTCGCCCCCACCGACATATTCGAGGAATCGGGGCATTCGTGCATCCGGTTCGTGAACGACGAGTCTGAGGGGCAACGCGTTAAGAACGTCGGGAGCATTCGACGCATCCCATTGCACGCGGAACTTATCCGGCTCGGCTTCCTTGAGTATGTCGCCTCGCGGCGCGCCCAAGGACGCCTATTCGATCTAGCCCCGGACAGGCACGGGCGTGTATCGCCCACCTGGGGTAAGTGGTTCGGAGACTACCTCCGCAATGTGTGCAAAGTAACGGACAGGCGTATGACATTCCATAGCTTCCGCCACCTGTTCAAAGACATATGCCGCGCGCATGGAATTAGCCGAGAGGTTGCGGACGCGCTACAGGGACATAGCGACGGTTCCGCATCGAGCGGATACGGCGGAGAGTTCTACCCGCTGCGACCACTCGTGGAGGCAATCAGCAAGTTCGAAGTCCCGGGCATGCAGGAATGCAACCTAAGCCGCGCCGCCTGATACCCGGCGGATACGCTCAGAATCGACCGTGGTTAATCGAAGCCAGTAGCCTATCTACGCTCTCTATAGGAATCTGTCCGCATGCGTTGAGCGGGATTCGGTAACGGGTAAGCATCGTGGCTACCGTGTTCCGACTCCTCCCTAGCATCTCGGCCGCTTGGGTAATGGTGACGTGCGGCGGGCGCGGATGACGGGCGGCGTAAATCTCTACAGCCTTTATGGCGGTGTTCAGTACGTCTGCTTCAGTCACGTGTCCTCCGTAGGGTTAGTGACAACTTCACGCCGGGGGCGTCTGTCCTTTCTCGATTGCCCGAGAATAAGTTACCAAGTCGGCCAGCTTCAAACACTCCTCCAACACTAAATGCAAGTACTCGCGTGCATCCCGAGCCGCTACCGATTTCTGCCACACCGCCTGTAACTGCTCGATCTGCCTACGCAATTCCTCTAGCCTTTCAGCTCCAGCCCTATTTACGTCAGCTAGCGCCCTATCCTCTGCCGGGTCATAACTCTTGGGGCCGAGTGCACGGAGAGCACATACATAAGACTCTTGCAGGGGCCGCATCATCGCAGCGACCTCATCTAAGCGCGCCGTAAGCGTGTCCCGCTCGTGCTTTAGCCTCAGCAATTCTCGTCCGGTCAGCTTAGGTTGCTCTCGAATCGCCTTGACGACCTCCCGCAACTTGCGTGTATCAAACACCAATAAATTAACGTCACCTGGATTTTCCTTGCTAGGGTCCATACAACCTCGCCGTTGGTTAGCACCGAAGCTCCATATTAAGCGAGGACTGCGTAGCACATTTTTGCGAAATAAATTACATCGCAGATGCACCCACGCTAAGACAAAGGGCCGTCTTGGACGGCCCCTGTTGCTGCGTCGTAGTACTGCCCCGGCGAAACTACGATGCCGTACGCCATCTCGTAACCCTCTCCGGGAGATTGGTCGGCCACGGCCGTATCCGGCCCACAAATAGAGACGACCACCTCCCCCGTATCCTTTCGGTAAATAAATCCATTCATTATCGTTTGAACTCCAAAATAACTACAGTTATTGAGTTGACACCTTGTGACGAGGCAACGTTGACACCCACACCGCCGGCTGCGGGCTGAATGATCATGAAGGTACAACCTGATCCGGTGTTTGACACTTGGAGGTTTGAACCGCCGACGCTAACCATAGCGTTCCATGTCGCATTGGTGTTGTTAGCCGTCAGGAACACCGCGAGTGCACCTCCACTACTCCAGTACGTCGCGGCGCCACCCGCGCCAAAACCGAACGATGCCGCCGACGTAGCGGCGTTCGCTCCCAACTTCAAGGTATCAATCTGCGCGTCCGCAATGTGCGCGTTCTGGATAGCGGCATTCTGGATGTTGGCCGATGAGATGGCCGCGTTCTGAATATGCGCGTTTGCGATAGCGGCATTCTGAATCTGCGCGGATGCGATAGCACCGTTAGCAATGTTCGCGTTCTGGATAGCGGCATTCTGAATTTGCGCCCCCGTAATCGCTGCGTTCGCAATCATTGCGTTAGTGATCCACGCATTACCAATAAAGGCCTGATTGATGAACGCTTGTCCGTTCTGAATAACGAACGGGGAGAACGTGTTACCGCCAACAGTCTCAAGCACAGCAAAACGATCAGCCGTAACCAGGACCTGCGAACCGTTGGTGTTATCAGAGCTAAGCCCGATACCCGCAACGTACGTCTTGCCGTTAGACGTTACCTGCGTCTTAATGGTGTATATCGCCGAGACGGTCCCGTTAAGGGCCGCGTACGACTGCGCGTTAACTTGGATAGCCGCAGTATTAGAATCCGCCTGGGCTTGAATCGTCGTGAGCTGAGATGCGGTAGCGGCGTCCGCACTGATACGTGCGGTTGTCTCCGTCTGGACAGCGGCAAACAGGGCGGTATTGTTGTTATAGATGGCCGCCTGCACCGTATCCAGCTTGGTAGCTATCGCCATGTCAGCAGCCTCCCGGCTGGACTGCTCCGACGATACCCCCGCGTACACCGACGTGCCGCCCGCGTAGCTGTTCATATCGCCAGCCTCCGGCGGAGTCAGTAGGGCGATAGGTTGAGCGAGACTCTGCGCAAGCTGCGTGCTCGTGATTTGTCCAGTGAGGTATTGCAGGATGCTAGATGCGTCCATACTAGACATACCGTGTACACCCGTGTACGTCCCGGACGGAGGGGCCGCCGGATACCATGCGCCCGTATTCCCGGACGTGTCTACTAGGCGCGCCCAAAAGTACAAGTCGTAACCTGCGACGAGGCCGAGTAGCTTAGCCTCGTTGGTCGGATACGAGTACGTCCCGAGCTGCGACGCGGTAGTAAAGTCGTTTGTATGGCTGTACCAAACCTCCGTGTACTTCGTATCGCCCGAGCCAACCGGGAACGCCCAATTAACCGTTACCGCGAACACTTGATTAGTGGTAGCCGTGAGGCTAGACACAACCGGCGGCGGGGTAGTCTTGCCGCTGAGCGTCGTCAGAGTCGAGTATGCGTACACCGAGCTAATACCGGCCCCGTTCGTACAGCTCACGCGAGCAATGTAGCCGCCCGCGTAAATATTCGTTAGGTCTACCGACGTTTGGCCGGTCGTGCCGATATCCACCCAAGCCCCGCTGTCTTTCTGAATTTGCACTCGATAGCTTATCGCGTTGGCCGCCGGTTGCCACGACACCGTTAGGTTAGTCTTGGTGATGCCCTGATCGATTACCGTCCATTGAGAAACCGTTACTCCGGACGGCGGTACCTGCGTCGTGAAGGTACTAGACGTAATCGGCAAAACATCGATAGACGCGCCCGTATCCACCGCGCCGAATTTACTAGCGTTGTACTGAGTCGCCGTTACTTCGAACTCGATACCGTCCTTCTCAGCGATAGACATAATGCGGAACGTCTGTGCCGCTAAGGTGGCCGATTCGACGAGCCACACCGCACCCGCCAGCGGAACGGCAGAGAACGGCGGATTAACCGTAAGTGTCGTGCCCGTGGAGTCCACAGCCGAGACCGTAGACTTTGCTGTAACTCCAGTAGGGAGCGCAACGGTGAGCATGCTACCCGGAGCGATTGCCGGCGCGTTACCTGTAAGGGTTGATCCAGTGCCGGACCACGTAAGCACGGCACCCTGGGCAGGGGCCGCAAAAAGTGTGATCTGGCCGGAGGCCGTAGCCGAGTAGTCCGTTACCGATGCAGCGGCCGAAGTGGTCGGAATGTAGCTGCCCGCCGTTGCGCCCTGGACTTGCATAGCGCCCCACACGAGAACGTCCGCCGACGCAGTGCCCGACGTGCCACGGGTCTCCAACCGAAAGCCCCGGATTGTGTCCGACGCAATCGCCGCATTCTCGTAGTACGTCCACGCGGGCGTAACAGTGAGGATTACCGGGGAGGCGTTAGAAAAGCTGAGCTGTAGTGAGTACGTGGATACGCCGTCGTACGAGCGCAACCAAACGCCTTGGGAGAACGTCTGCCCGGTAATGGTAGTTTGCGACTGCTCAATACGGCTGTAATCGCTGGTAGTCGTGCCCGTACCACGCGAGAACACGATACGCTCCGCAGTGAGGGTCCCGTCTGGTGCTGTACCCGCGTTAGCAGTTACTACCGGTGCAGTACCCGTGCCAGACGCGGTCTTGGCCCATACCGTCTGTGTGAAGTCGGCCGAGTACCGGATATTGTTCGTACGTGTTGTGGTAAAGAGCTGCTTGTTACCTTGCCAGTCATTACGGAACACTGCCGACACGGACACCGACGAATTGAGCGGATTGCCGTTAGCGTCTACTGTCTGAAAAGTACGGGTACCGCCGTCACCGGTGCCGAGATTTCCAGCAGTTACCGTAACCGGAGTGGACACCGGAATATCGACCGTAATAACGCTGGTGCTACTGGCCGATTTGATGCGGCCGCCGGTGCGTTGTCCCGCCCGGTTTGGGTCCGCAATCTGGATAATTTGCCCGGGGCGGGGTAGCGTGCCGTCGAGACCAACGGAGAACGTAACCGTATCCGTCTCATAGCGACTCGTCAGAATAATCCACTGACCGACGCGCTGCGCCTGACCGCGCGAGGTACACCCGAACGCTGTAACCTGAGCCCGGTTGATACCGTACCGCGCAATACCATTTACGTCCTCCACATACTCCGGCTCTTGCTTGTAGCCGTTCTGCGGATTGTTCCAGGTAACAACCGCCGCCGTGTACCGCGTCTTGAGAGACGAACCAACGTACTTGAACTTTCCGCCGATAACGTTGGCCGCCGTGTACAGATAGGTTGGTTGCTGCGGCATATCTGCGGATACGACAACGTTACCAGCGGCCCAATACGACATACCGCGAAAGACGCTAGCGAGGTCCTGAAGAACCTTGTACGCGTCCGCACGCGACTGGATATAGCAATTGCAGGTAAAACGAGGCTCTTGGCCGCCCATACCATCGCTAACCATTTGGTCGCAGTACTGCGCGATTTGATACAGGCCGTACCGGTCAACCTGCGAGGCGTTGACCCACTGACCCGCGCCGTATCGGTTGTTAAGTACGAGGTCGTAGTAAATCCATGCCGGGTTATCCGTCCACGCCTGCACAAACGTTCCGTCCCAGGCACCCGTGTACACCCGCGTAACCGGGTTGTAGTTCGATGGGACAGAGACGAGGAGGCCCTTTAGGTCGTAGCTTCGAGTCGGGACGCTGGAGAACTGCACCGCATCCACGGACAAAGCAGCTACAGCGGAATAAGGATAACGAAGCTTTGCATCTACAACGAGTGCGTACGAGACAACGCTCGTCTTGTCCTGGATATAAACCGTCGTGTTGTCCTGCGTAACCCGGATAACGCGAAGGTTGTACGCCGAGCTAGCGCCGCTCAGGTTGATGCGGTGCGAACGCTGGTACGAGCTGGTGCACTTTCCGTTGAACGCCGTATTAACTACGGTCTGCCACGCACCGCCGTCTACCTGCACTTGGATTTGATACGCGACCGAGTACCCGCTCACGTTGCCGCTACTCGGGTCGGTGCTGCTGAGGGAGCTAACCCCGAGCGTGACAATTACGGCGTTCTGCGTAAGGTCGGAAATGGTGAGGTTCCACGGAACCGCATGAGTGAGGGACACACCTACGTTTACGATTTGCTGCGCACCGTCGAATCCCGGCACGTACGTTTGGTCTACCGTACCCGGCCGGTAGTCGTACGAGCTGACGACGAAGTTAAACGAGCCGTCCGCGTTCTTAAGCGGCACGTCGTTAAGGTAGATTGACTGCGCAATGTCGCCGCTCGGCGGCCCATAAATCGGACCCTCTGACACGAGGTCCAGCATTTGAGCGTACGAGACGCTAGACAGGGTGTCCGGGGCTTGTGTGGGCGTGGAACTACCGCCGCCTTTCGCGCCTTGCGGCAACATATTCATAGGGACTCCAATAATAAATACTCCCAATATTTTCCGCTCGCTCCAATCTCAGCCGGTCCCTCAAGCCCAGCACTCGGTCACTCTATCCGCATCTGCCTCTCCCCGTGTATCCTGCAGGGAGTGCTGGGCGGTATCACGTGCTAAACCCCAACATGGGGCGCGGGTCTAAGAACGGTCAGACGGGGATTACAAAAATGAAAGTAACTTCAATCGAACTTGCTACCTTCCGCTCATTTTTAAACAGCGGCCCGATCGACCTTGATAGTATAAATATATTAATTGGCGCAAATAATGCAGGAAAATCATCCGTTCTTCGCGGTCTATCTTTGATGCAACTGGGCGGAAGTAGCACCTTATCCGATGTGCGAATTGGTTTTTCTGACGCACAGATTTTAATTTCTTTTGACGAAATTAAAGGGAGGGGGGTTTGGGACAATGGAACGAAGGCAGGTTCAAAAAATCTAAAAATTACGATAACTAGCCCTGATAGGCGAAGTGGATCAGTACAACTTCAACTCGCTTATCCGAACGGGGCGTTTGAAAACGTCACACAAATTCCAAATATCGAGCCCAATCACTTTATAGTTCCATATCTATCAAAGCGAAAAGTAGTTAACTACAACGAGGACGTGCGAATTCAATATGCGACACAAATTACGCCCGATCTCACGTTTCTTTCAGCAAAGCTATCGAGAATATCAAATCCCTCGTTTCCTGGGCATGCTCGCTATATGGAAACTTGCAAAGAAATTCTTGGGTTCATGGTAACCGCGATCCCCTCTGATTCGGGATTACGGCCAGGAATCTATCTACCTGACAGATCGACACTTCCAATCGATCAAATGGGTGAAGGCGTGCCGCATATCGTCGCACTCCTCGCCGACCTAGCCCTTTCCGAGAACAAGCTATTTCTCATTGAAGAACCAGAAAATGACCTCCACCCCTCCGCGCTAAAAGCACTTCTTGACCTAATTCTGGAAAGCTCCAAATCAAATCAATTTGTAATTTCAACGCACTCAAACATCGTCCTAAGACATTTAGGCAGCGTTACCGGCAGCAAGGTATACAACATCACCACAGTGCCGGATCGACTCCCAGCAGAAGCAAAAATAGATCTCGTAGAATCATCGCCGTCAGCTCGATTACGAGTACTTCACGACTTAGGATATACATTCTCCGATTTTGATGTTTGGGATGGCTGGCTGATCCTCGAAGAATCCTCCGCCGAGCGTATCATAAGGGATTACCTAATCCCGTGGTTCGCCCCAAAGCTCTCGCGCATTCGAACACTCGCGGTAGGTGGAATTAGTGAGGTTGAGCCGACGTTTAACGATTTTCAAAGACTCGTACGCTTTACACACCTAGAGCAAGCGTACACAAATTCCGCTTGGGTACGTGTTGACGGCGATAGCCCAGGCAAAAGAATCGTGGAAAAACTGAGAAACAATTACTCAACATGGAAGTCCGATCGATTTTCAAATTTCAGTAAAGAGCAGTTTGAACATTACTATCCTGCCGTATTTTCGGACAAGGTGGCCGCCGCGTTGACCGTGATCGACAAGCAGGGCCGACGCGATGCTAAGAGGAACCTGTTAAACGAGGTGCGGGCTTGGTTGGATGCTGATAGCGAGCGTGGAATGACTGCCCTTCTTGCTTCCGCCAAGGAAATTATCGCTGATCTACAGCGGATCGAAACGCAACTGCTAGGCGGCGAATGACGCAAGTTCACTGGAACATGGCTTCATAAATGCTATACAAGGGACGGAACCTCCGTCCCGTGCCCTCCTTAGATTTGTCCGTTTCGAATCTGCGCCGCATAACCACCTTGGCCCCGCATGTTCTGGGCCATACGCCTATCGACAAAAGCCTGCATGTGGGCCTGCATTGCTTTGAGGTCCTCAGCAGACCAACCGCCGCCCCCCGACACATGAAGGTGCACAGCGCCCCCACCGTCCGAGGAACCGCCGCCGTTAGAGCCTCCGCCACCTACGTACCCGCCGGTTGCGAAGTGGGACATTTGCCCGCTGTTGATGGACTCCAGCAGGCCGCGATACTTCGCTGTGCTAGCCGCATTGACGACGTACTCACCGTTGGAGAGCATGGCCGGGATGCTGTCGCTTGTACTCGTCCCCGCGCCCGAAACGTGGCCGCCGTCTGCAAGATGGAATGCACCCGCAAAGCTGGCGGCGCCACCGCCGGCTGAGGCACCAATACCCAACGCACTCATACCGATACCGAGCAACGAGGAGAACGCCTGATTAGCTGCGATTTTGGCAAAGTCTGCGAGGATGGACGCCGTAAGGTCCGCCATGTTGAGCTTGCCCGTGGTAATGAACTTGTCCATTGCGCTCTGTACCTGCCCGAACGCTTGGGTAAATCCGCCCGCGAATGCCTCTGCGTTCGTCTTGCCGTTGGCCGTGAGGCTAGTTACGGCGATACTCATTTGGTCGCTATACGAGTTACGGATTTCGTTACGCTGCTGCTCGTATGACGCGTAGGCGGCCAGCCGCTCCGTATAGCCCTGGACCACGGACTGCAACCGGCGTGCACGCTCAGCCGCGTCGGACTCGTCGGGATATTGATCCGCGATAGCCTGCTTTTGCTGCTCGAATTGCTCAAACTCCTTCAGCCACACGGAATACTTCTCCGCATCATCCTTGCTCATAAACGGCGCGCGGTTGGATGCGTCCAGACCCAAGGCGAGCTTGGCCGTGCCGTTGGCTTGGTGCGCTTGGAATTTGGCGAATGACTGCTCGCGCTTCTCGTATTCCTTGGCGATAGCGGTAGTAGCGTTAGCAATAGCCTTTACGTGCTCGTGCTCGATACGGTCTAGCTCTTGCTGCGCGGACTGGGCCGCCGCTAGGTTCCTTTTCTGTTGCGCAAGCTCAATACGCTTCTGCTGTAGCTCCTCCTCTTTCCCGTAGGCATCCGTATTGATCTGGACTACCTTGGCGTAGTAGTCCTGGTACGTGAGAGCACCCGTATCAAAATCGGCCTTGGCCGTCTGCAATGCCTCCTGTCGCGCTTGGTCAATCTCCTTGAGCTGCGTCTCGTACTGCGCGAGCTGACCGTTTAGGGCATTCTCGTTACCCCGGCCCGAACCTTGATGGACCTTTGCGTAACTGAGCTGACTCTTAGGCGCAGATTTTTCGACTGCCTTATTGGCGGTCTCTACATCCTTCCAGACCTTTTGGTAAAAGCTAACGAACCGGTTGCCGTCGTCCTGGATAGAGTGAAAGCCATTCTTGAAGTCATCGACCACCGCACCGAAGTTCCCCGCTCCGAGGTGATTCGCAGCGGTGGACAGCATGTTGATACCGTCACCAACCTGCTTAAATGCGGTGTACACGCCGTACGCACCGGATACAACACTACGGAATACGTCCGTAACGCCGTGATAAAAGTCCTCAATAAGAGGCTTCATACTCGCGTTGTCCGACAGTGCACCTGTAACGGCTTCTAGGGCGGGTACGAGCTGGGCCTTAGCACCGCGAGCCATCGCTTCCCAGCGTGCGTGTGCCTGCTCCGTGTGCTCCTTCATTTCCGCGAGGCGCTTGTTTACGTCGTCGGATAGGACGCCCCCAAGCCGACTGGCCTCGTTCTCAAGGTTACGGATGCCGTCCGCGCCCTGGTTGAGTGTGGGGATTAGCTGCTCGCCGGACTGGCCGAACAATTCCTGTGCAATGGCCGCCTTGGCTGCGCCGTCCTGAGACTTCGAGAACGCGTCAGCGACCGCAAGCAGCGCGTCGTGCGGGGAGAGGGCCTTTACCTGCTGCATGGAGATACCGAGCGCGCTAAACGCGGCTTCGGCCTGCTTGTTTCCGTGGGCGGCCTTGTTCTGCGCCTGCTCGAATGCCTCCAGGCTCTTGGCGGCCTCGTTAGCTTTCAGGCCGGCGGACTCGGTAACGTACGCCCATTGCTGCAAGTTTTGCATGCTAATGCCGGTCTGCTGCGAAAGCGTTACGTACTCTTTGCCGTAGTTCTCTAGCTCCTCCGCCGCATGGTGTACAACCATGAGCGTACCGCCGATTACCGCCGCTGCTGCGGTAGCCGCGAGCGCGCCACCCTTGAATAGTTGCGTAAGATCGAAACCGCTACGCTCACCCATGACGAGCATCGAGCCGCCGAACTGCTTAAAGCGGCCCTGTGAAAGTTCGTGCATGAGCACGAGCATTTCCCGCTGTACGCCCTTGTTCTTCAGCATCGCGGCCGAGAACTCATGCGTGTGGCTGGTCGCTTCCGCGATTTTCTGCGTGTACGCGTTGAACGCCTCGCCGGCCCCGAGCTGCTCCGCCTTGAGGGACGCCAGTTCCGCCTGAGTCTTGCCGGCCGTCTGCGCCATGCGATCAAGCTGCATGGTTGCCTTAGCGATTTGCTGGATTTGCTTTGCAGTCGCTGCACCAGACTCGTCTAGCGCCTGCTGGAACGTCTCTAGAACCTGCTTCGTACGGCCAGTTTGCTCAGCGTACTTAGTGATCCGGTCTCGTGCACTGTCAATCGCGGCGTTAAAGCCGGATGCGTCGGCAGAGACCTTGACGTTAACTGATTTATCTGTCAATTATTTAAATATCCTTATTAATCTCATACCTAGTTTTCATTTGATCAGCCGTAGCCCTACCGTGCGCGGCTTTGTCAAGTTCGATAAACTGGCTTATGCCTATGTCACGTATCGCGAGCACCGTACGCAGCGGTATGAAGTCCCCGGCAAAACGGATGCCTAGGTAGTACCAGGGAAGATCGGTCTCGTACGTTCTGCACCGGGCATACGGATACCATGCCGATCCAAGCCATACCCCGTCGACTTCGAACCGGGTTCGCACGGTATGCTCGTCGCTTGGGACCACGTTGGTCCCTGCTCTCACTATGTCTCGAATGTCCAAGCCCTTTGTTAGGGTTGAGGGGTTGTATCCGTAGCGGCTGAGAATTCCGGAAACCAGTTTCTTAGCGCGGATGCTAAGCGCCCGACTGAGTCGAGCAGGGTTGAATGGCTTGCTTAGTGCCATAGTCTCCGTGATCAGCAGCCCCATATCCTCCCGGGTACCGTTAGCTAGCTCCGGTCTATCACATAGAGTAGTAGCCAAAACGGTCGCGTAGTTCTTCGAGTCATTGTCAGCGTGCACCGTGGTTGCGACTGTTATGGCAACACCGATACTTGCTGCGGAAAGCTCCTGCTCTGCCGCTTTGGTCCGCATGTTGAGCCGTACCGCTGTCGCTACTGCATCCTGTGTAGTCAAAGCGCGAGAGGTTCCATAGGTTCCATGTTTTCCAAGGGGTATCAATTCACAACCGTGCTACGGTCATACAAGGGTTGTCGGGTGTGATTTCGTGACATGTTCCAAGTTTCGAACACTACCCTATCCACATTCATTACGGATTACTTACGTTTCATGTATCTATTCTCCTGATTGATGGGACGTCCTGGTCATAGTCTAGGTACCGGCCCGGGTTGAGAGAGTCCCTACAGAGAGGGGCGGGGTGGGTAAATTGCGGAGGGTAAAAGGTCGTGACACCGACTGGTCCCTGTCGAAATAAGCGTTTGTCCAAATAAAAGGCGGAAAACAACGCTCTACCCGTCGACACTTCGGAAAAGTACAATTCCTCCACCATCCTTTGACAAAGGCAGCCCCATGAGTGACGCAAACGCAGCATTGATAGCTCTGGTCGGTGTACTAGCTGGCGGGTATATAAACAATTTCCTTGGTGACGACTACAAACGCTACAGGGAAGGCCAAGCGTTGGCGGGAGCACTTGCCGGCGAACTCAAGTCCCACGGAACAGCAGTACCAGAGATACGGCGCCAGCTTGAAAGCATGCTCTCGTACCTGCAATCGCCGTCCTCCACACTTGACTTCACGGAAAATGAATTCAACCCACCGAATAGTCCGGTCTTTGACGCCGGTGTGGCTAAGCTCGGTCTCCTAGGTCCTGCTCTAGCGGAGGACGTTGCGTACGTCTACGAACAAATCCGTGCGTTTCGCATCACGTTCAGCCGCGTTATAAAGATCGCGAGCAAAGCGAGCCGAGAACAAACCACCTTCACGCTCAATTACTGCCTAACCTGCCTCAATCGGGCGGATGAACGTGGACAGAAACTAGTCGTAGACCTTCAGACATTTGCTAAGGCTGGATACTGGCGTTCGCGCCCATGGCTGGGATTGGACAAGATCCCCGGCTAGGTTGTTGTGCGCGCAGCGCGCGTGAGGAATAGACTTCCATTTCCCTCTGAGGTGACAACCAACCACCCTACCCTTACCCAAGGCGAACGGACGGTACGGCGGCCGCTATCCTCGCTCTCTCGGCGGACTATTCGGCACCGCCACCAGTCTGATACGGCCGGTATTCCCATAGCGGACAGCCGTAGCTATTACAGTCACGTATCGTTGCCCTACTGTCTCCGGTACACGACAGACAGAACGCCTTGATCGCAGTACGGGGACTGGTCGTCCCCGCGAACGCTCGCGTCTTGATCTCTCTATACATCGGGAGGGAGTGGGCCAATACCTTAGCCCGTATCTCGTCGGCGCGGTCGCTCATGCCGGCTTAGCGGCTTTCCGCGTACGCGGCACGGTCAAGCCAAGCTCCGTTGCAATAGCCGCCTTAAGCGTCGCAAGATAGGCCGCACTGGCCGCATCGGCCGCCCCCCGGTCCTGCTTAGCACGAAGCCGGATAACCTCGTTCATCTTGAACCCTTCGTGCGAAACCTTCCGCAGCGTGTCGCAGACGTTAAAAAGCTCAGTTTTAATCGTGCTCATCGTTTAATACTCCGTTCGTGTTTATCTTGGTAATCCTCAGCTTTCTGGAAGTTCATCGTTGCTTCGTGGAGCTTCCACTCGATAGCAGACGGCCGCGTTGACTTACGACTTTGGAGCCGCATCGCCTCGGCTAGGGCAGCCTTGCCGCAGCGCAAATGATGTTGGGCGAGCCGGAGGTTAACTCCGTGGTCGCCCTGCCGCGTAGCTACCGCTCGGGTTAGCATCTGGTCAAATTCGTTCGCGTCTGTCCACCTAATCAATCCCCAGTCCGGCCCATGCAACCTCTCGAAAAGAGCAGCGCGGAGGACCTGTACGGGCAGGGGAATCCTGCGGCCGTAGGTGGCCTCAGTCGTAGGTACACCCACGGCCTTAGCCACCCGAGCTAGGGCGCGTCGCTGCGCCCCGTGATCGTCGTTATAGTTCAATCGAGCCTCACACACGCAACCATCTCCCCGATTGACTCCTTGGGAACGCCGAGCCGACTACAAAGCGCGACCAATTCGGAATAGACGCGCGGGCTAAGGTCCACTTGGAATTCTCTCGTAAGCGGTGCTCCCGTCAATGCGAATTTTGGATTACTCATACGGGAGAGTGCATTCGCTCGGTTGCGGAACGTAGTGTGCGGACTCCCGTACCCGCGCAACGATGCCATAGCCTGATACGAAAGCTGAAACGAATGCGATTGCTTGTCGTAGCTTTGGTGCGTCATAGCTCAGAACCCAAAACAACAAAGATTGCTGACGTATTGGCCCGACTGGCCGTCTGCGTTCGCCATGATGACCTTGCTGACAAGGTAAATTTCCATACATGCTTCTTTCATTTTATTCGTTGTCCTTATTTTATTAGACAGTACTCGATATCCTTGATCGATCTGTTTAGACCGCGACCTGCACCGCAACGCCGGGCACCAGTTCCCAATCGATGTATTGCTGGGCCGCAAGCGCCACCTGTGCTGTTTGGAACATATTGACAGGGACGTTAGCGGAAGCACCCGGAAGACCGTAAATGTCAGCGTGCCCAAGAGCATCTACTACTGCGTCACCGATGTAAGCCAACACGCGCGAGGCGTCGACAATGAAAATCTGTCCAGTCGGTACGCCATATGACGCAATAGCCGGAAGGCCTCCGTAGGAGCCGCCGCGCGTAGTGATCTGTGTCTCGGTGGGGCTACGGAGCGTAACGGCTGTAAGCGGGTTCACGAGTACGTAGGCTTGCGTGAGGTCGCCCGTGAATGCCGCGATGCCCGCCGCGAAGTTAGAGGCTAGCGTAGCCGCATTAGCCAACCCCTGCGGTACGACGTTATTGCGGCCCTGCGATCCTACGAAGGCGTTATCGATACCACGGCTCAGCGCACGCACCAAAATTCCCGTGACCGTGGCCTCCGCCGCTTCGCTCGTCACCTCAATTAGTTCTTTCGACACAACCGTGACAATGCCAGCCTTGCGCTTATCCACAAGCCGCACGCCAACGTTACCCTGAGCGACCGGTAGCGGGGTAGCCTCACCATAGAACCCGCCGGCCGTCGGGGCTGCTTCAATGTTCACTCGGGTAATGGCGGGAACTTGCACCAAGCCCTGCATCTGGCCGAGGATCGAGCGGCTAAAGACAGCTTGCACAAATTCGGATCGACTGATCGCGCCAGCGGCGAGAGCGCCCGTTGCATCCGTGCCGGCCTCCATCGGTGTTACTACGGCCTTCGTGTAGACCGCTGCCGACGAGCGCGCGCCCCATCGGGCAGCGGCGTATTCATTTGCGTTAGCTGTACCCGCCACGGCTTTAGCAATAGCTGCACGAATCAGGGTCTTGTCTTGCATGTGAATGGGTTCTTTCATGGTTGTGTCCTCTTCGTTGAGTTGATAGATAGTCGAAAATGCGCCGCCCTGGTCGAGACTTTTAACGGTCGCAATTCTGGTATCGGGGTTGGTGGAGATAGAGACGAGCGACAAAGCGCAAATCTCCCCGCCAGTCACCCTTACCCCCGATGCTGTTGGTACGCCCCCACGCGAGACGACGACGGGATCGATACAGCGGATTAAGCCGGCCTTGACGCTATGCCATGCCTCGTCGGTCGTTTGTTTGAGCGGGGACGTTTCTGCGATCTTCGCGATACTTGCGCGGAACGGGATACCCCGCGCCGTAGCCTTCCCTAACTGCACGGTGCCCACTGGTTTTTCGAGATTGCCGTGGAGAACTAGCGGCACGTTGTCGCTGTACGTGAGGCTAGTAGGCTCAATCGAATTGCCAGAGCGATCCTTTGCAGGCGATACCGCGATGCCCGTGATTTCGCGTCGCTCGTCGTCAACTGACTTGATGATGGTCCGCGAGTGATCGTCTACAGATTGTTTTTCCAAGGTAGTCCTAGCTATAAATAAGTGATTCTCAATCGTCCTTGTCAACCAACCCTTGTCCTGAGCGGGGGGTTCTGTCAGACGGGATGCTTCGCTAATCGCTGTCTGACGCGAGGTCGTTGATAAGAACCATCCCCGGCCCTCCTCCCAGCTTTGGGGCGTTATGATCCTCTGCGAATCTAAATACCAGAACCCGACCATCCCCCAGCGGCACGCGATACTCGTGCGCTGGCGAATGCCGCCTCTCGTGCCGTCTGAAGATGCGGGATAGCAGTTCTCTCATGCGTCTGCCCTCGTTCGATCAGCCTCGCTCAAATAGCGTGTAAGCACCCGCCGGATAAGCTCGGATACGTCCACGTCCTCCTCTACGGCACGCATGCGGATAGCTCTGCGCATGTCAGCCCGGACCTTGAACGTCATCGCACACGGCTCGCTTGCCGTAGTGCGTTTCATCCGTGGCTGTATCTCGTTCGTTGGAATCATTGCCCTCCTTTGTAGGTAATACCAACGGCCAAACAAAAGGGCCGGCCGCCTCAAACGAGACGCCGGCCCGAGATGTAGTCCTAAATAGTTCAAGACAGAATGAACGGCTCCGCCTTGATAGCAGGATCGACCGGGAGAATCTTGGCTAGCTCGCCCAAGGCCTCCGCCATGTCACTGGCGCAGTACCGAACATGAGCCGTGATGACGCCGCCGCGCTTCGTCTGCCGCATGACGCGGAATCCGTAGTCACGTAGTGCGAGTATCACGAGTTTGCATGCGGCGTCCGTGTGGTCCTTCAGCGTGATATGCAGCGCACTGCGTGCATTACATGAGTGTGTGATCGTCGTCATATCCGTCCTGCTCCTCGTATCTATCACTGACTACACGTGAGACTTGATGTAGGTCCGCGTGGCGCTGTTTGCGTGGTCGATCTTTTCTGGTCCTTTGTACTGCCTCGTGCCGTCTACATTGCGTCGCACGGATGAGGCGGTCGCTTGGTGCTGCCTAACCTTGTCCCAATAGGCTTTTCGCTTCTCTGCTGCCGTCACCGATACTCCCAGTAGTTATCGAAAGGCGCTCATGGGAACACCCTTGGATAACTACATCGCCCTCGCACTCGTCGCGGCTTGGTCGGGCCGGAGTCAAAGCGGTCAAGACTCTTAACGCTGGGTCTGCTGCGGTAGCCCACCGGTTCCGCGTGGCTGACTACAGGACGGAGCATATCCCGACTTTCTGGCTACGAAAAGTGGATTTTTCAATATTCGCAAGATATTTCCATTACCGTAGCTTTTATACAACACTCTTTCGTTGACTTATGAGAAAATGTACTTTTCGTAACGGAGAAGGTCATGGCTATGGGTCGCCCAAAGGGTCCACCGTCTCGCCCGCTAAACGTGCGCGTTGAAACTGCGGACCTAGACAAGTTGGCCCTCATCTATCGTGTTACCGGGAAGTCCACGGCGGACGTGGTGAGGGACGCAATCAAGCTCTACATAAAGCTCCACGAGAGCCAAATACGCGAGGCCGAATGGCAGATTGCCGGAGGAGTCGGCCAGCGATCTACGGGATGGGAAACGATGACGCCCGAGGAATGGGGCATAGACCGTGACGACGAGGGGCAGCAGTAGTTCAGTTCCCACGTGCTACCATTCGCACCTACATACGCTGTAACACCAACCTGTACCGGCTGCTACAGCCCCGCTTATAAGTCCCTGATTTCTAAGGGTGCGTAGGTTTGCCATACAATGCGCACCATCATGCACGACCGACGCCTCCATTTTCTCGTTCCGTTCGCGCTGCCGTCGGCGGCCGATGCGGCCTCGTCCCTGCACAC